CTCCATCATTTCGCCTTCCGCCTGCCCTTTGCTGTATTGGCTCCAGGCGGAAAGCGCCGTTCCTCCGATGGACATGGCGGTCATGATCGGCGCGAGCCACGAGCTTGCGGCGGCCGCCGTTCCCGCTGCGGCGGTTCCCGCCGCGGCCGCCGTTCCCGCTGCGGCCGCTCCAGTCCCGCCGATGGCCGGGATTGCGGCTAGAAGTTGCACGTCGGTTCCTTTCTGCGGCGCACCCGGGCCATGACGATGAAATCCTCCTCGCCCGGGCCGAGCGCGCGGCTAACGCCTTCAGGAGAGAATCCAAGGGACAGCGCCCACCGGAAATCTCTCAGCGAAGACGCCCGCACGTGGATTTGCATTCTGTGCCATTCGTTTGCCTGCTGAACGGTTTCCACCGTGGTTCTGCACACCCTGTGGATGATCCGGTGATGTTTCTCCGCGGTCTCCGAAAGCAAGGAGACGACTTCGACCACGCCCGGCCAGGAAAACTTGGCGAACACGATGGCCCCGACCGTTTCGCCCAGGACCCGCAAGGTGTATCCGTGACCGGCCTTTTCGAGCATTGCGAGATAGGCCGGCGACTGCACGATTTCGGCCATATTCGGCGTGAGATCGCGGATCTTGACCGATTCGAAGTGCTCCGCCCGGTAGGGAACGATTTCAACCATTGCGTCTCTCAATCGTTCGTTTCCACTGTGATCACCGCGGCCGCAACCGTCATGGGCAGGGGCTGATCCTGGACGATCATGACCCGCCCGGCCCGCTCCCAATCACCCGGCCAATCCACCACGAGGTCGTCGTTCACGAGTTCCGCGAGCTCATCGGCGCTTTGCACGTCGGGAACGACGGTCGGAAGATCGTAGAGATCGTCTTCCGTCTTTCCGTATTTGCCCCCGAGCGAATGCAGGAACCGGAAGATCACCTGCCGGATTTTCTTTCGGCGGCCCTGCGCCGTGCCGTCTGCGGTTCCGGCCTCGATGTTCATCGTCTCGAGAACGCACGTGTACGGCAGGCCCACGTGAATGATCGAGGCGGCGGCTTCCAGGGTGATGCTGCCGTTTTTCACGACTTGAGGCGGAAGAACCAACCCATCGGCTACGATCGACACGGTATGTCCTTCCAGGTGGTCCAAGCCGCTCAGGGTGGATACCGGATCGCCGTTGTAGGTCAGCGCGGCATCGAGACACATATACTGCTTCTGGATTTCCAGGCGTTCCTCGGCGGTCGTCGCCGTGCGGTGGGCGTCCCTGATCGCGTCGTGATCGGCCATGTATTCGATGAATCGCTTCACTTCGCCGTTGATGACGCGCCGTACGACCATCCAGAGCCGATCATGACCGGCCTGCCCGCCAAGAGCGGAAGGAACGACGGCGATGCTCTCAATCTTGCCCTTCGTGATGAGACGGTGCCAGCCGAGCACGGCTTCTTTCCTGTAATAGGTGAGGCCGGGCATCACACCGTCCGCCCTGGTGCACCAGATGATCGAATTGGGGTTCTTCTGATAGGCGATGCTCCTGATTCCTCCAGCCGTGATGTGTTCGGCAAACAGGTTGAGCGGAGTCGGGGTGACCGTGTTGCTTTCCAGGTCGTAACTGGTTTCGAGGAGCCTGCGCTGGGATACGTCGATGAAAACAAAGGCCGGACCGATCCTGATGGGCCGGTGGTTCTGAGCGCTGCCTTCCGTCGATTGAGTTTCCACTTTCGGGGGATTCGTCGCGGACATGGGCGCCTGCTTGATCAGGACCAATCGGGCTTCCTCCCCCACCGTCCCAACGAGCGGGTCCGTCGCGTTCTCGATCCATGCAATGCGGTTGTTCAGTTCCGAATAGGTGAAAGTCCATGCGGACTCTTCGGTGTCCCCAGGCATGAACCGGTCATAGTCGGACGCCCAGGACGCCCATTCGGTGTACGGCTGATATTCGGTGGAGGCCGCGCAGAGGCGGTCATTCCGAATGCTGCCGGTTGCCGGAAATCCCCGCACATCGCTCCACGCGGGTTCGCACCAGATGGACGACCCGTCCGTGTTTTCAAACGGAGCTACGACGTCGGCCGTGACGGCATGTCCATTGATGTAGGAAACGATTTTTACCAGCGCCCAGCGCTCATCCTGGCCCATCTTGATAACAGCCGTGCCCGACAGGATGGACTCCTGACGGAACCGGTATTTGACCGTGGGATCGTTCTCGAAGAAGGACTGCTTCGTGGGAGCGGTGAAACTGGCGACCGTGTACCATTCGACCTGGTTCCACGATTTTTCCAGATACACCGTGCCCACCCACGGCCTATCGGTGGAGGTCTGCTCGACGTCCACCCAGAATGCGCCGTATTGGGTCTCGGTCGCGCTCGTGTTCGAGCCGGGATCGAGACCCAGTTCACAGACGTGGGGCTTGGTCCGAATGCGCCAACTCGTGCCGACGTGTCCGGGCTGGAAGACGTCCGGATATCCCGTGAGCCGATACTGAATGTTGATGCGCCAATCGGCGCCGGTCAGTTGCGTGACATTGCCCGTGGCCGTGGCCGCATAGCCGGTGAGGTAACTCGTGGTGTCGGCTACCTTGTCGGTCGTTATGGCATCGGCGTAATAATAGCCCTGGATCACGATCGCATATAGGGCAGCCGCATTCAGAACCGGGCAGGATTCAAAGGTGAGGGTCTTTTCTCCGGTCGTGCCGATGTGGACGGAATTCGACGTGGCAAGCGGGCTGCCCGTTGCCCTGGAGCCGTCGGACGTATAGACGTGAGCGGTCATGGACGTTGAGCCCGGTGCGGCGATGTTGACTTTGACGCTTCCGATGCGGCAGGCGGCGGGAGTGGTGAAGATGGTCACCGCGAACCGCCTGGAGGGCGTAAGAAAAGGTTCCTGGCCCGTGACCGCATCCCCGTAGGTCCCCATGTTCTGGTCCGGATATCCGTACTCGGCGGTCAGGGTGATCCCGTTCCCGCTGGTTGCCGATGGGATCAGCATGCGGGTTCCGTCCATGTTCTGCCGCAGGTACGGTCCGTCTGAAATGGGAGCCGTGGTCAAGGTCCACGAATTGTGCGCGAAGCGCGTGAGCTTGCGCGGGAAATGGCTCGGATGCCACAAATAGAGCACATCCGCATTCTGCGTGACCTGTATGGCCTCGACCTGAAATTGGTTGTACGGGCTGGCGATTTCATACGGCACGCCGGGCGAGGATTCGATGAATCCGTCGTCCATGAAAAATCGGATGTATTTGTCCCCGAACTCCAGGATATAGGCCTGCTTGTTGGAGAAGATGAATTTTTCCAACCGCGCTTTTTTCGTCGCATACTTAGCGGGATGAACGAAGTAGAGTCCGGGGCGGCTCATGGCCGGGCCGTGCGGGCAGAGGACGAAATTTTCCAGGCGTTTGCACGCCAGACCGTACTTGTCGAGGCGCACCTGACCGGAGAGCAGCTCGGACCATTCCCCGGCATTGAAGGCGCATTGGATCGGGACCGCGCGCGGCATGATCAGTTCCTCGCCCGGAGCCAGCTGCAGGAACCGGATTGCGCCGGCGTTCCCGCCTCGACCGCATCCACGCCCGTCGCCGATTTCAAGGCCAGTTGAAACAGCTTGGCCGCCAGTTCGAGTTTTGCCGACGATCCGGTCAGCGGAACGGCGAGTTTCATGGCGAGCTTCGCCGCGAGGGCCTCCACGAAGAGCGCATCGAAGAGGCCGGGCTCGTCGATTTCCATGAGGTACTTCACGCAAAGCGTCTCTTCGTTCGAGAGGATCACATCGCCTTCGACCCTGTAGGACGATCCGTCGTCCGGGATGTTCGGCGAATCGACATCCGACCCGACCGGCGCGGCCACCAGAAGCCGCAGGCACAACGGAGGCATTTTATAGGCATAGAAAAAACCGAAGGCGGGCGCCGCCGCGGCACGTTGAAGCTGCACGCGCCTGGTCGCAAAATTCCACGGGTGAGCCCGCAAAACGGCGTTGCGCGTGATCGTGTAGAATTGCTTGCAACGGATCGCCTTGACGTCCCGATCTTCCATGGACACGATCGGATCGTTGCCGAGGATGGCCAGGGCCTCGTTGCAGATATCGACAGCGCTTGCCATCGCATCAACCTCCGAGGAGCGTCGCGCGGCCAAGCGGCGCCGGAGCGCCCAACTCTCCCGCAAAAATCGACTGCTGCTTTCCTCTCGCCCGTGCCCGCCTCAGTCGTTCGGCTTCGGCCGCATTGGCAATGGTGTTGTCCTCGGTCTTGGGCGTGGGGGGCAGTTTGGGTTCCGGGATGTCCGGGGTCCCGCCGAGAATGCTTGTCATATTCACTCCATTGGCCCGGACCGGCCGGGGAGTCCCGGACCGATCCGAACGTTGGAAATCATTGCCTGGAGGTTTTCTTCCCGGTCTCCGGACTTTTCTCCGGCTCCGGATCCGGCGCAGGTGCAGGCGCAGGCTCCGGCGCAGGTGCAGGCGCAGGCTCCGGCGCAGGTGCAGGCGCAGGCTCCGGCGCCCCACCGACAGGCTCGAAATACTCCGACACCTTCTCGTCGTCGGTTTGCGAAAAGTACCGGTCGCCTGCTTCCCACAGAGTCTCCGTGCCGAGCCGGGGACCCCAATAGCATTTTCTGACGCACACGTATTCCATCCGAGTCTCCTTTCCGATTTACATTCCGGCCTGCTCGTCGAAAACGAGGTAGCCTTCGATGGTTCCCTGCGTGGGCGCCGTCCCGTCCACGGTGAAATAGAGCCGCAGGAACTGAAGGCACCCGATGGGCAGCATGACCCGGATGAGATCGGTGTTCGCAAGAAGCGCGGCCAGAGGAAAGGTGATGTTGATCGGCAAATCCACGGGCGTGGTGAAAGCCGCGTCCGTTGCCGTCTGCAGCTTGATGTTCAAGCTGGTCAGCTTGTTGAATGTTTTGCCGCACCGGACGTGCAGATACGGAGCGCCCCGCTGCGACTTCCCGATGCCTCCAAGCCCCATATTGAGGACATTTTCGCTCGCTCCGCTCGCGGTGACCGCCTGCGCCGGCAACGGATTCGTGACGTGGGCCGGGTGGAACGTGAAACAGTTTTCCTTATCGAGAATCATGGTGTTTCTCCCTGTCGGGGCGGAAACGGTCTCCGCCCCTGGAAAGCGGTTTAAGCCACCACCGATTCGGTGTTGAGCAACTGATCGCACCGGCGAACGGGAGCCTCGTCGAACATGACGACTCTCTTCCCGGCGACGGTCTCCATGGTCAGGGTGCTCTGCGCCACCTTGTTCGCGATCTGGCGGCGCAGGAAGCTGCGAATGGTCCGGTTGCAGTAAAAAACCGGCCTACCCAGGCCGTTCGGGAGCATTTCGAGCGCCTGCGTCAAGAGATCGATGAGATCGGCCCCGGCCGAGGCGTTCTTCGTCAAGGCGCTCACATCGATGTTGGCGATGCGAACCACGTACCTCCAATCGCGCAGGGTCAAGCCGATGTCCCACTTGTAGTGGGTCCGGTAACCCTGGTAGCGCCCGCCGTTGGCGTCGGTCAGGGTCTGTTCGCCAAGATCCTTGTGCTGGAAACCCGCAACGGATCCCTTGGGATAGATCCCGTGACAGGTCAATTCCCCCCATCCGATCAGCCATACGGAAGTGAGGTTCGTCGATCCGCCGCCCTTGATGATGTTCGATCCGATCTTTTTGGGATCGACATCCGATGCGGCGTACCTCGGAGCCAGCCCCATGAACCGCTCCGGGTTGGCGGCCGTATTCCCGTAAAAAAGCGTGGCGGCCATCTGCTGATTCATGGCTTCCAGGAAAGCGCGGTCCTCGGAGAGACGAAAGGCGCCCGTGTTCCCGTTGAGATCGGCCAGGGCCTTATCGACTTCCGCATAGGCTTCGAGCATCCCGCAGGTGTCCACGACCTGCGCCGTCATGCTCTTGCTCGGCTGAACGCCCCAGTTGAGCAAACGCCAGGTGGCGGCGGGAAGCCCCGTGCGGACGGTGGTTTTATGGCCGGTAGGGAGGTTGCCCTCGACGAACAGCATGTCGTTGAGGACCTCGTTGGTTTCGTTGAGCATTTCACCAATGACGTCGATCTTGCCGTTCGGATCGAGTCGCTTGGTGATATCCGACAGCGTGGCTGCCT